CTCTTACTAAATACTGGATCGCTTCCCTTCTGCGCGTTACTATGGAATCTGGCGTCACACAACGGCAAAGTTTTATTCACACCTACGGAATTCATCCTAGCGGCGTGTTTTAATGCTTTGCGAGTCGGTGCCCTATCATGCATAGCGGTAGCACTTAGGTACAAACATTGCGGGGCAGACTTTACTCCTCCGCAGTCCGTACGTGGACGAGCCGTTCCCTCACCTTCTGGTAACACAATTGGGACTGCATTGAAGTCTCCCCCTTTGTGTTCCGTCTCGATGCGGGACATTTCTTTGTATTCGTAATTCGACATCATGGTTGGCTCGGGCAAAGCTTACACTAAATGAGGTCGAAGCCGATGGATAAGTTGGACTACACAAGTACATACTGTATAACTATATAATATAATATATATGAGACGGAGATAGCGCACTAAAGTTAAAAAGTGTTGGCGTTAATCTCGGTAAGGAAGAAATCGCCTTTGAGGGTGCCACCGGGAAAGACTCCGACGGCGCCAAAAGATACAGTGGGTGGTAAGGCAGGAGTGCCGCTGCCGTCGTACTTGATGATGGACGTTACAATGATTGTGTTTCCGTTACTGGGTACCCCAGTAGGAGCCGCCTCAGTGGGATAACTTTCGTTACGGAAAGCGTTGGGCCAAGAGAGCCCATTGTACAGAAAGAGAGTCGGTGGGACTAAACCCCCACCTGTGGTGCCACTCACAGTGAATACAAGTAAATACAAAGACTGTGGGCGCAGCGTGTATGGCAAAATGACTGATGTGTTAGTTAGTGAGACAGACCCTGCAAAACTGTTGAAAACAGGTTGGATGGGGTTAACGGATCTGTCTAAAAGAAGAGGGGTGGCAGCAGCAGTTCCTGCAAGATTGAGGTGTAATTGTTGCTGGTAACTAGCTGGTACCCCAAGAAAGGGTTGGATACATGAAACATCGTAGGAGACCCACAATTCGCCTAAAGTAGCAGAGGCTGTAGAAACACCTCCGGTGGCGATTGAGAATCGTCCTAGATCAAACAAGCGGATGTCTGTGTTGACCGGAATGGAACCGGATCGTAAATAAAGTTGTTGAGCCACGTTGAGTTTTGGAGCGCATTCGATGGCATGAATGATATTACTAGATGGCTTAGAAGATACAGCAAAAGAAGTATTTTCCATCTGCGCTTTACTAGTGAAGGGAGTATCTGAAGAGTCGTAGTCAGTGGCCATTACTACATACCCAAGGTTGACGTTAGTCGTCAGCTCAGATGATGTACTACGAAACTCAAATACCATCCCGTTAATACGGTATTTTTGGAAGACACCGGCGGTCATTTGTGACAGCCATGGGAAAGTGGAAAGAAGGCCTGGATTGATTTGAAAGTTTTGAATGTTGAAAGCACCTGGTGTAGAGGAGGACAG